GGCCACTCACGATAAACGTAGAACGTCCCTGTAGCATCCACGGCAATCCACGACATGAACCAGTTTTTGTTCCCGGCAGGGTCTATTATGTGGTATCTGGTGACGTTTGTCTGTGGAATCATCCCGCTCGGTATCACGTTCACCGCCTTGTTGAATTTCGGGAACTTCGTAGCGTGTGACTTCACAGGCACGCCATAGGCACGGATTAAGATTTCCTCCCGTGGGCGATTCCGTAGGTCTTCTGCGATACGCTCGTAGCCACCAAACGGGTTGTCTTTGGAGTGAAAGTAATGGACGCTGGCGTTGCGCTTCTTACTTCTTTGGACGTATGGCACAAGCTCCCCGTTGAGCAACTCTGCCTCCCGTGTCTCGATGTTCGTCGCGCCATCCAGATACTCCTTGATTACCTCAGTATAGCCGTCAATGGGTGTAAACGTCACCAGCATCTTGGCATTGCGGGTAGCAAGACGAAAACGTAGTGTGCCAATAAGCTCCGCACCTAGAAGGTATTCGTCCAACCAAACGCCGACGTTGTGCCACTTTGGGTCTTTACAGCCAAGTTCCGCGCCTTCTAGGATTGTTGGGTTGTTCTGATATTGAGAATACGTCTTGAAGATGATTTGCGAACCATTGGGCAGGATGAGCGAACTGTCGGTAAATCCATTCTTGCGCGTGTATGAGACATACGCACCTGCTGTGGTTTGCTTCTTACGCATCTCCGCAGGCAGCCACTCCCACACGGCACGTTGTTGCTGACGCACGCTCACCTCGCTTGTTTGAGCAAAGCACATGATTTCCGACATGGGATTTTCCACCGCAGCACGCACAACGCAGAATGCACCGAATGCAGTTTTGCCCGACCTGTTGCCTCCTAATGCCAGAATTTCAGAGACTTCCGACATCTGGACTTCTGCTTTCTCCCAATGCGGAAGCCTAAACCCGTATCGAAACGGGTCATTCTCCGCGTTCTGAATCGCCTCATGGTAGATACGATGCAGCTTTGCAAGCTCGTCAGGCTGCATTGACACAATCTCCTCGTCGGTGGGAGGAGTCAGGATTGGGTGCTTACGCCAGTTCATTCCACAATTTCTGCTTCGATGGCACTCTCACGCACCTTGTTTGCCATACGCATTCTAGCTTCCTCGATGGCTTTGGCGGCATCGTCAATTGATGGGCCTTTCCGATGCTCGATGACAACGCCCGCCATGCCGGATAGCTTGGCACTGTGGTCGGAAAGGATGCCCACAGTCAATGCCAGCCTGTCAGGAGAAATCTTCTTGAGTTCCTCTGGATCATTCGCCAGTTGCTCCGCCTTCTCGAAAAGCAGGTCGGTGTATTCTGCCGCCACCATTGCGTATCGTGCGGAGAACTCTTTGCGCTTGGACTCCAGCGTGTCCTCATGCTGCCAGGATAGCCTCCTAATCGTCTCATGCCCCAGCCCGGTGATGCGGGAAATCTGCTTCACTGGGGCACCCTGCGCGAGCAACCAGAGGGCTTTAGCGGCAACGTGGGGTTGATTATTCTCTACGCACGCCCGTGGAAGGAGCTTTGCCCGTTCGCGGATTTCCTCGAAAAACTCCCGCATTGCAGCGGCATTGTCGATTTCCGGCAAGGGCGTTATCTCGTCACTCATGGGTGGTTTCTAGCTTATTCTGGGGGGAACGCAAGCATTATTTTTCCGCTCCGTATTCCTCTTGATACGCTTGTGCCTCGTTGCTAAGAACCCCTAGGTTTTTACCAAGCCATGCAGACCATTCTGCGTCATACCTTCCCGATTGAGTAAGTGCCTCAATGCCTTTGGATGTGGTAATGAGCTTGCCCATTACCCTATCGACGTTTTGCCTGTATTGATCTTCTGTGATTTTTTTGTTGGCAATGCTGCGTAAGAATGGGCTAAGTTGACCAGCTCGGTATGTCGCTGATAAATAATAGTTGTTCGCGCCGTGGAGCAAATAACCCAAAGAACCACCTGCTTTAACCCCTGCTTTGCTAACGACACCCCATCCCGGCTTGCCTGCTGCCGAAGTTGGTCCTTGGTTTATGACTTGCATAAGAACCGACGCAGCCTTAATCTCGTCAACAAGATCGTCACCAACCACTCGACGTAAGATTTTTTCTTTTTTGGGGTTTGCAGCAAAATCCCTCAAAACAGATGCCCCATCCCAAAGAACGTCAGCATTGCTTCCTTTATTGGGATATTGAGCGAAGAAATGTTCGATTACGTCGCCACGAAGAACTTTTTGTTCTGCTGGTGGCATTTTTGACAATAGCCTACCGACGTTATCAACATTTGAGTTGAGTATTGCTTTAGGAAACTCGCCCGAACTAATTACTTCACGATGCCCCTTCAAGGCCATGTCCATAAGCGTGTTACTTGTAAATTCCTCAAGCTCCATCTGTGCTTGTATTCTTTTACCTATAACACCATACATTTCTTTTACGCTATTCTCTGACATAACCCCGCTAAGTCCTTGTATGTCATCAATGGTAAGTTTTGACGGGTCAAGCTTTCTGGTTGCAATGGTTTCTTGCAGTCCGTAGAGCTTCTTAACCATCGCGTCACCATTAGCCGAGTATGGCTCACCTTTTTTGGTAAATCCATACAATGCCCGAACAACGTCTTCGTCAAAATTAAATGAGTCTGGCGACATACCATTGCCTCTTGCAACACCAATTTGTTGAAGGTATGCGTTTTGCATTCTCATGCGTAAGTTTCCAGCAACTGCTGGATCACCTAATGACAATGCTGTAAGTGTGTCTTGAATTTTTCTTGGGCTTGAAAGAATGTTTGCAACAATTTGCGTTTCATCCATTGCTGAATCACCTATGGTTTCTTGTAGGATTTTGCCAATATTCCCCTCATCAAACCCAACCCTTTGTCGCAAAACTGATCTGGCATATTGCCAATCGTCCATTATGCCAAGTTGCTCATAAATCCCATTCCTGTAAGCCTCAATTGTTCTTGACGCTTTAGCTGCTGCGCCCACTTTTCTGGTTTGACCCACAGGTCCACCTTCTGGAACAGCTTCGCGGAACAACGCAACTTGATCGTCAAGTTGTTTTGCGTTTAATGGTCCTGCCAATTGCTCAAGCCTAGATATTTCTCTGTTGAATTTCTCTGCAATTTGAGGCGTAGGGTTTTTTGCAAGCACTTTCCTCATGCGTGCTATTCTTCGGGCGTTTTCCGGCCTTTCTCTTAGTGCCGCAATTTGCGCGTCTATTTGAGGGCTTCTTATGGAACTGCTAAAGTATTCAGCTTCAATGGTATTTGCTACATCAATTGGGTCAGCAGAAACTTTTGGGTTGTTTCTCTGGTAGAAAGGATTAAAAATTTCATTTTTTATATCATTTGCTATACCTTTAGACTCTCTTACCTTACCAAAAACCTCTTTGCCTAGCTCATGTATGTCTTGTTTGGCACCATAAGCTAGTCTGGTTGTTTGCTCGTTAATGTTTCTTTCGAGTATGTTCCCCATCTCCCTGTTATACAGACTCATGTAGCTAACAGTTCTTTGTTGGTCTTCCCTGATTCTTCCGAGCGTCATTCTATATGCAGCATCGGCCTTTTCGCCTGATGGCATATTGCTAGTGCGGATAATGTCTAGTCGTTCTTTTGTATCATTGACTGTTTTAGCAACCCATCCATCAGGTCGGTCTTCAGCAACACGAAGCAACCTTTGGGATTTGGCTCCACCACCTTGAACAAGAGATGTTACGTCTGTTTGGATGCCACGACCACGGAGAAGTTTTTCCGCTTCTTCGATTTGTGTTATCTCACGATCAAGTTTCCTTGGACCCATGCGTTTCAGAAAAGGTTTCGCGGCAACACCTATTCCGGCTTCAACTCCAAGGCCAAGCATTGCTTCAGTTGACCTTCTACCAAGGGTTTCAGACCATGCTTCACCAGCACCCAATATTGCTTGTCCGGCTTGATCCAATCCTGTGCCAACTGCTGTATGGAAAGAAGCACTTAAAATCGGTCCACCTACTGTTCCTACGCCGGGGATTGCTTTACCAATAATATACCCACCAACAGATGCTCCAAGTGTTGTTCCCTCTTTTAATCCATATGCAGCCCCGGCTGCAAGGTCACCAAATGAAAAGCCCATTTCGTTAACTGCCTTCCACTGATCGTTTTCACGAACAATTCTCAATGGCTTGCCGCTTACGTTTATCGTTCTTACGTTTTCCTCACCAAATTTTTCAGCAAGATACTTGTCTTCAGTTTCACCTTGAAGCAAAGCGGTTCCTGCGCGAGTCCATCCGTCAAGTCCTGATGTTACATCAACAGGTTGCCCCATGTATGTGGACAAAGCCCTTGCTGTTTTACGCTTAATTCCCTCTTCGGACAAGTCTGTGTCTGCCATTGGGTCTTGAAAACCCTCGGTAAGATACTTTCCAGTTTTAAGGTTGTCAGCAAGACGATCTCTTAGCCTAGTTTGCTCTTGTCTAGCTTCATTTAGCTTCCCGTAAACTAATTCTGCGTCTTTGAACAGTTTTTCAGCACCCAGTGGGTCTTGTTGTTTTAGTTCTTCGTATTTAACTGCGCTATTTTGCAACCACTGTTGCATTTCGCCAGTGACTTCATCAATTTTGGAAATCTCTTCGTAGATTTGCATTTAGTCTTGCGTTTTTTTGAACTCATCAAACCAAGTCTTCATTTCGTCTGCCTCTGTTGGCTCGCCCATCCGACCCTTAAGCGCACTTCTAAACCTATTGAACTCTCTCATAGCTGGCGTGAGTTCATTACGCTCTTCTTCTGGTAGTGCCATAATTGTTTCGTTTAGGTAGAAACCATAGGTGTCGTAAATATCATTCAAAGTCTTGACAAGCGTATCGTTTTTCATGTTTGAGTCAAGGTTACCCATGAGGGTTGATAGCATTTCAAGCTGCCTTTGTGGCACCTGCCCAAGAGTTGTTCCGGTTTGGCGCAAGTTGATAAGCTCTGCTATCGCAATTGACGCTTTAACAGTTTCAATAAGTTTTACCGTGTCGTAAACGTCGCTGCCTGCAAAAAGAATATCAAGCACCCCACCTTTTGATGCTAATGCGCGTGTTTTGGGATTTGTTTTCATAATGCCTTCTATTGCATTAGATGTATCCCTTAGTGTCATTGCTCCAGTTGTTATCGCAGACCTAGCCAGTGCTTTTTGTTGGGTAGCTTCTTTGAGGCTGCCAACACCCGGTCCTTGAACAACTTTAATTCCACCTTGTCCGTCTGACTCAATAGACATTCCAGATGGTGGTCTAATTGCTTTGAACTCTCCAGTTAATTCATTTATTTGTCCAGAAACTGCACCATATCTTGCAGATTCTTCTTGTGTTGCAGGGCGAAATTGTGCTGTGGGTTTTGTTTGTTCTGGCGCTGTAAGTTGCGTTCCTTGCTCACCACCCATTTGGAGTGATTCATAAATTCCCTTAACGCTATTTGCCCAATACTGGTTTAGACCCCTTGGATCATTGCCCGCACCAACTGGAGCATAGATATTTGCAAGTGATTCTATGTCTGTAACCCCAGCGTATGGGCCTTTATTTTCATTGATGCCTTGCCCAATAAGGCGAGCCATTCTTTCGATTGATTCTTCTGGGTTATTAAATGAAATTGGTCCTTTAGTATTGCTAACGCCCATCACATTGTTTTTGTTTCTAAACGCTGAAGATTTGCCACCGCCAGTTTCGTGAATTGCAATAGCTGCAAGCAGGTTTGGATCAACCCCATACTGTTGCCCATATTTAGAGAAAGCACCAGAAAAATTAGAAAGCGGTTCTGGCATTTTTTGTTCTTGAACAATAACTGGCGATGCTGTTCCAGATTGTGGGTCAACAGAGTAAAACCCTTGCCCAACTTGCATTATTTGCCTTTTGGGTTGCTGAGATGACAATGCGCTAATTCTGTCTGCTTCTTGTTGTTTGGTAAATTCAAATTTTTCACGTTGGAACGCCATTTGATCTTGGCTTTGTTTGGCTTGTAATCCCAGATCAATTATCTGTTCTATGGCAGCGGCATCAGCTAATCTGTCTGATTGAGGTCTATTAAGATCAGATAATCCTTCTGCGTATTGCCTTACGCCTCCCCTCATGTTCTCTGGTAAAAGCTCAGATATGGAATCAGCTACTTTTACAACCTTGTTGATTTTTTTCTCGTTTTCAGCTTGTTCTTTCTTAAATTCACCGAACTGCTTGCCAATGTCCCCAATATCAGCACCGAGTTGCGCCATGCCCTGCCCTTGGATTGCGCCAGCATTTGCGAAGCCAGAATAATCCTGCACGAACATGCGCGGGTCGATACCTGCGCCAAGCATTTGTCCTCTTCCGTATGTAGCCATATTATTGATTATCTTAAAAATATACTAGCCAGTCCAGTGCCAATTCCTCCAAGACCACCCATAAAACCAGAACTGCGAGAAGCACCTGCTTGTGCTTGTGCTGACTGTGCACCAACAATGTTCTGCCGTTGTGCAGCACCAAGGTTCAATGCGGCATCCGGCGAGAATAGCTGAGGTGTGCCTGCGCCAATCGCGCCCAATCCAAGGCCGAGT